GGGCTCTACTTTATGGTGTAAGTAAGAGGGAAATATCACAATTTCACCTGTATGTACAGGTATATCCCACCTAGTAGCATTGCTCTTATTCCACCGTTTTGTTTTAAACTCATAAAATATTTTTCTATCTCTTAAAAAAGTTATCCGGTCAAGATTAGTATCAGCTTGAATAAATAATACGCCTGAGAGGATAGAGTTAGGGTGGTAATGTTCATGGTGTATTTGGCCTTCTAAATTAAAATTTAACCAAGATTGAGTTATATAA